ATGCATTTGTGTTGTCATGTGTTACAAGTGCTTCCATACTGCCAATCTCACCTGTTGCAAGATTGTTCATTGAAATGTAATATTTGGCCGCTGTGTTTCCCGCGGCGGCAAAAGTGTCAACGTTGGCCACTGTGCTTGATATTATTGCTTTGTTGATAGATATTTCATCTGTCTCATCGCCAGCATATCCTGTCGAGTCACTGTCACCGAGTCCAACACGGTAGTACGCCAATGTGTTGTCAGGTGTCACTGTTGATCCATCTCCGTCAGTCATCCTTAGCCTAACTTTTGATGTGCTGTCATCTGCTGTCACAATGTCAGCGTCGTAGGTTGGATGTGTATCTGTGAAGTCTGTTCGATTTATAAATGCAGAAGTTGAGAAAGCATTTTGGAGATTATGCACTATTGAAATTTTCTGTGTTTCCAATCCACCATTTGCAAGATCACGTGTCACGACATGATACCAAGCACTGTCAAACAATCCTGCTGTAAATTCTGCACCTGTCCTTTCCGCCGCTAGTATTCCTTGTGTTGAACCAACAGCAGTTACATGATCTATGGTTGTCTCGAGATTACCAGCAACAATTATGCCGTCTTCTATTGCGACACCTTCCGTGGTTGAATCAGTTGTGTTGTTTCCTAAGCCGATCCTGTATGCGTTTGCGAAATTTAAAACCGCAGTAGAACCATCATTGACTCCTAACAGTTTCAATTGGATGTTACCATCGTCAACGTTGACGTCAGCAGTCACGGGATCGAACTCCTCGTTCCTTACAACTCCACTGTCCGATATGAATGCTTCAATGCTACTGTCATCACTGTTTCCATGATTGACTGAATATTTGTGAAATGCCAATCGATTATTGGTCATGTCCTTGACCAATGTGTGATACCACACACTGTTGTAGGTTGTTGAAGCAAACTCATCAAGTATCTCTGCGGTTGCGAATCCTTGTTTCGACGTTAAAATTGACACATTGCCATCTGACTCTGTGGACACCAGTTGTCCGATTGCAGTTGCTCCTACAATGGCTATCGGTGTGCCCGATCTTGCTGATTCGGTGTCTGATAAAAGCACTCTGTACATTGTGATCCTACATGTTCCTGCTGTGCCGTTGGCACCTCGCAGTCTCACGTTTCCTCCACTTATGTCCGCAGTGAACGTGGCCAGTGGTGATGATTCTGCGTTTGTGATGATTGTGTTGTATTCCTGGATGAATGCATCTGTACCGTCGTGTATCACTAATAACTCTGTTGAAGAAACTTCGTTCGTCGTGGTGTTGTTTATAGATACAAAATATTTGGCACCTCTGAAATCCGCCACCGCAAACGTGTCTAGATTGGCCACCGCCGAATCTAGGTCCGCCACCAACAATGTCTGTTGCTGAGTGAAAGTGGAGCTTCCTGCCTGTGTGCCTGAGGAGTCATTGTCACCAAGCCCTAACCTGAAGAAGTGCAGTGTGTTGACCGTTGATGTCGTTGATCCGTCTTGAAGTGTACCACCTTGTCCTAAAAGTCTAACTTTACCACTGGCCGCCCTTATGTCAGAAGCTAGTGTCACTGCCTCATCATTGGAGGTCCTTACGATCTGGCTCGAACCAGAGAACGCATCAAAGGTTGACCCGTCATTAGTTCCTTGGGCAATTATATGTTTCTGTAACTGGAATTCTATCGAACTGTCAGCACCCTCCAGTCTGCTCAACGCTATGTACCATGCACTGTCGTACTTTGACTGATCGAAGTCATTGATCATGCTCTGGCTCCCTGTAATTGATTCGTTCTCACCTGTTGATAGGTTGGCGTCTAGCACAATTTCTGTTGTGAAACCAATGGTGTTCCTTGCGTCAACGATGGTAGATTCACTGAAAGCTATTGAGTTCACGAAGTAGGTTAAATCTTTGCTTCCATCTGTCCTTAGGAATCCACCCGTGTCGCCGTCTGAGCCGGGCAGTTTGAAATCATTTATAATGACACGTCCTGAACCATTGGCATCGAATTCGATGTTGTCGTTACTACGGTTTGTGGACATGGTGTTGCCTGAGAAAGTTATCTTGTTCGGTATCACCAGTGTTGTGAAATTTAAAGGATCAAAAGCACCAGCGGCCGGCTCATTGGCTCCCACTATAACGTTGTCTATGGTTCCATCATTTAGATCTATGCCGTTTATCTGTACTGATCCTGTGCCACTTCCTTCTAGATCTAGATCCGCGTTGGAAGTCGTTACCTTAAGCACGTTGTCTTTGAAACTTAATGATGAATCTATGGTCAGGTTTGACACGTTGACCACACCCGTGCCTCCGGGAGTAAGCCTTAGGTCAGCGTTTGAGCTGGTTGAAATTATGTTGTCGTTGAATGTAAGGTTGTCAACAGTGATTGAATCCGCGAATGACGTAGCACCCGACACCGTCATTGAACCAAATGTGGATAAACCAGACACATCCAGTGTTCCTGTGGTCACTATGTTGTCATTGCCAAAACTTAATGCACCTGTTGAATCTGTTATTGATCCACTGCCGGCAGTCAGTGTGCTGTTGATCGCCATGCTTGAAGCCGATGTCGTTAAATTCTCATTGCCGAAGCTGATCGCTCCTGACGAGTCTGTGATTGATCCATTTGCGAATGTTAGGTTACCAATGGTAGAACCTGTTGCCCTGGCAATCGTACCTGTCGTTGAGACGTTCTCATTGCCAAAATCTATTGCACCTGATGAGTCTGTTATTGATCCGTTGGCCACAGTCAGTGTGCTGTTGATAGCAATGGATGTTGCTGTTGTGGTCAAGTTCTCATTTCCAAAACTTATGGCACCTGATGAATCAGTTATTGATCCGTTTGCCAGCGTAAGGTTACCGATAGTGGAACCTGTTGCCCTTGCTATGGTTCCAGTCGTTGTAAGATTCTCGTTTCCAAAACTTATAGCACCTGATGAATCAGTTATTGACCCATTGGCCACGGTCAGTGTGCTGTTGACCTCAATTGACGTTCCGGTTGTTGTCAAGTTCTCGTTGCCGAAACTGATAGCGCCTGATGAATCTGTGATCAATCCATTCGCCAGTGTTAGGTTACCAAGAGTGGATTCAGATCCAGCTGATAGAGTTCCTGTTGTCGTTAAATTCTCATTGCCGAAGCTTATGGCACCTGATGAATCAGTTATGGAGCCATCTGTCAAAGTTAGATTCCCTATTACGGAATCATCGCCTGCGGCAAGTGTTCCTGTGGTTGTCAAATTCTCGTTGCCGAAACTTATCGCTCCAGTCGAATCAGTTATTGAACCATTACCAAGTGTGAGTGTAGCAATGTCCATGCCAGTGACAAATGTCTGTGCACCACTGAATGTGAAGCCATCCTCGACTGTGAAGTCTCCGTCCACTATTACGTTCTCGTTTATGTTCACCGATGAGGAATCGTCTGAACTTATGGTTGTCCCACTGAAGCCCAGTCCTGCTATGGTCACACGACCGGAGCCATTGGCCCTGATTTTGATGTCGTCGTTGGTGTTTAGGACTTCTATGTTGTTGTCGTTGAATCTAATTCCCGGGAAAAGCACTGTGCCCGTGCCTGATGGATGCACGTCTATGTCGGCGTTTGATAGCCTTGACGTGATGTTGTTGCCAAAGAACTTGATATCTGCATCTACAGAAGCAATCTCAAACAGTTCCGCAAAGTTGACGTTTATCTTGTTGCCGGCTTCATAGAGTGAATCACCTAATCCGTCATCCGCATTTCTACCTACATCGATTACCTGTTGAGTCATATTAGCAATATTTAGTGGAAAACGTTATTGTGTGTTATGGCTATTAACCTACGCTTACTTTGAGATCTGTGCCACTTCGGAACAACTGCCCTGCCACACTTGGATCACTAGTGGGCAAATTAGCCATTATTATTTTAATAGGTATCATTTCAACTGCACCTGTGCCTGTTGCATCAAGTTGTAGGTTGTCATTGGACCTATTTGCTGTAATAATATTATCGGATATCGTCACTGCATCTAAAACAATATTACCTGTTCCGTTTGCTGTCAGTGTGATGTCTGCATTGGTCGTAATTGGTGAAATTGTAGTATTATTGATCTGCAAGTGATCTACTTCAATTATACCTGTACCATTCGCCTGAAGTTTTAGATCACCATTTGTCACAGTAGTGGTAATCGTACCGGTTGATCCATCACCTACCAGTTGGTATACCTCTTCAAAATTACTGTTGATCTTATTGAATGCGGTTCTTAATGAATCTCCTGTTGCCGGATTTCCTAATGTTCCTGTGTCTATGTTAAGTTTTGTCATAATGTGTTATTCGTATTTATTAAATACCAATATGTTCATAGAAACCCTGAAAACCATGCGTTTGTACAAGAGGGAGAGCAAATTGGGTGTTATGCACACTTTCCACAGAAAGAACGTGATCTACGTGTTCAAGTGTGACTGCTGTGATGAAACGTTTATGAGACCAAAATCAAAAGTAGATCAGTCTCGTGCCACTAACGATTACAAACACGTCTGCAACAACTGTGATTCAAAGAAATTTGCACAGCAAGTGGGTGTGCAGATGCGTAAAGTCTATAATCTGGATGCCAGCAGTACCAAGACCTTATAGTTTCTTCCATTTGATGTCATCACGATAGCCCGTAATCCATCTCTGTAGGTCAGCGTATATCCCACACTTTATGTTTGGTTGGTCGAAGTACCATCTCAGGAAAGGATTGCCTTCTAGATACTCCTTTCGATTTATGAAGTGGAAATTAGTAGACGGGAAACGTTTGATCGTCTGCCTAAGTTGATACATCCATTCATATTTCAGATAGGCCTTCATGCTGGCCCGGTCAGGGTAGTTGGGAGAGTTCTTGTATATGTTGTTCTGTATCCTGCTGGGTGTTTCCATTTCCCACTGTTGGGCTCCCATTATGTCAAAGGCCATTATCACGATGTTTTTGATACCAGACTCTGCCGCCACTAAAACTGCGGAACAGCCCGATCCCCGCGCCTGGGCAAAGTCATTGGTCTTAATGACACCCCCTTTCTTTACGTCACCGCCTCTCCATATCCTATAAATTTTTAATCCGTGTGGAACATCTTTCGCATCGTCACCGTCACAGATGTAGTTCCATTTGCTGATGTCGTGGATGCCGTATATCTTTGGTGATTCCTTGCCACGGCCGTGCCATTTGGCCAGTTCTTGATACATGTTTGGATTTACTGCCACGATGTGATCACACAGCATAGGATGATCCCTGTATATGGCGTTGCATCCATAGATCACACCTTGCCCTTTAAGTTTTTCTATAGGAAAAATATTTCTTGACTCACCGTTGCCTATTACGAAAGCGGTGTCCATTATATGCCGAATGATTCTCCACAGCCACATGAACTAGAGCTGTTGGGGTTAGATATTTCGAACTGCGATCCGAACGTCTCTTCTATCCAGTCGATCTTTGTTCCTGCCACGTAAAGCATGGAGGTTTCGTCCACAACGAACCGTCCAGTGTTCCAGTCCTCAACATGATCGTCATTGCCTATGGCTTCTTTTGTGTCTGCAAATCCCCAATCATATTTGAATCCTGCACATCCACCACCCAGCACTGCTAGGCTTACTGCATATTTGCCGGGATTCTTTTCAAGTAACTTTTCAATTTGGTTCTTTGCCTCGTCTGTGATTTCAAATAAGCTCATACTGTTAATTACCTATCTCTGTTGCCCATGTTTGCCATTCCTACCGCCAGGAAGAATGCTGTGGCCTCTTTTTTGTCTTCGAAACTCATGTAACTGTTCTGTTCCTCCCAGTTATGACGCACAGGATCGTAAAGGTCAGTCTGTTCAAACCACCAACCCCATTTGCTCTTGCAATGAGTCTGGCACCACTCGATACATGCACCTGCTATCCCGTTGGAGTCCATGTCAACATCGAACTGGAATCTACATTCATAGCCACAGTCGTTGGCTATGTTTTCCAGAGCGCCGTTCATGGATTTGACCTTTACTTTTCCAAAATTCTTCTTAATCATTTCCAATTGTCCACTACAAACTGATCTGCACATTCACTTGGGTTTGGTTGCCCATGGAACACTGCCACCCTGTTCTCACTTATCACTGTTGGGGGTTTACGGAAAAACCATTTCCCGGACTTATCCCTTAATTTTGTGTCCTTGAATCCCACCAATTCCCACTTGTATGAACGTATCCAATCATCGGGCCAGTGTGTTATCTGATCCTTGCCTGCCTTCATTATCCAGTCCTGGTCTCCCCAATTCTGTTTCATTATCTTGGCATGGTCTTTTACAAAATCTGTGTACAGGTGATTCATCGTCCCTGCCTCCCAACGCATACAGCTGGAGTTACTTTGTTTCCAGTCCTTAACCCTGCATCTGTTGAAGTCCCTGATTATCATGAACCGGTCCGGGTTGTGTGTGAACAGTGGATCTATATTGTTGTGTATCACAACATCAAGGTCAAAGAACAACACGTTCCCCTTCAATGGAAATTCTGTACTGAACATCCACAACTTGCTCCACCATGTCTTGATCCATGGTTCGCTGGGGAACATTACTGTCTTTATATGTGGATCCAGACCTGACTTGTCATCTGTTATGCAGTGGAATTCAAAAGGCACCGTGGTGTGTCTCTTGACCATGTTGTACAGCACATTCGCATACTGCGAAGGATACTTGTTGCCCCACTTAACGCATACTACGTGATTCATATCCGTGTTTCAATCCTTCCATTTGTATTTGTTTCCAGTCGTCACTATCTAGCGTGTATGGATAGTCACATCTCACAGTGTCGCTGGACACACTTGCGATACTTTTTATATTTAAATTTTTATTCATGGTGTCGTGTATTTCTGTGACGGTCATGTTTCCGAATGTTTTCTCGAGATCCACCTGTCCTAATTTAATGTATCCAAGGCTTAATTTTGGATCATTCCAGTCGTAACTGTTATCGGCCAACCATTTCCTAAAAGGATCCATCTCTTCTTTCTTGAATTCGTCTTGTTGTTCTGTAATTGTTTTGCCCCATTCAACATCAAACTCTCCGGAGTAATACTTCTGATGATTTATCTCAGAACAAAGTGCATCTGTCATCTTTGGTGCATGTTCGTCTCTGAACACCTCGTACAAGGTCTTACCCACCTGCGACCAGTGTAGATAAACACCGCCCAATTCACGGTCATATCTATTCTGCGTGAACAATCCAAAGTCTTGGTATTGTAATTCATGCCTGGGTGCGTTCAAAAAGGTTGTTATCTGTGACGGACGCATCCATTCAGGTTCAAATGCTTTTTTACGATCTGCGTGTACCCAACTTTCGATCTCGTGGCACACGTTGTTCAATTGTCTTATTGCGTATTTTGTTTTGTGATCAGCCTGCTTGTAGAATTTGGAAATCTCCCAGGCACTGCCCTGAAGTTCCTCGAAGTACCTGTGCAGTAGATTGCATGATTCATGTTTAAGCCTTTTTCCGGGTGTTGCCATTTCGTTGCCGTTGACTGCCTTGCCTATGGGCAGGTTTGAACTGTATTGGAAGTCGTCCTCTGTGAATGGGTGTATATCCTCGTAAGCAGGAACAAATTGGAAAGAATTGATCTGCTCTATGCTACTGTTTAACTCATTGACTAGATATCTCAAATTCCTGTTAGAGTCTGCGAAGCCCAAGAAACAGAAATTTTTTTCAAGTATTTTTTTATTTAGAAGATTCTCTTTGAGTGCTTCGATCCAACGATGTGCCAAAGGGGTGTCGTAGACACGGATGGTGTAGGAAATGTTGGTCAGTACTACTTCAACCGTGTCGGGTAAAAAATTATCCTCTTTTGTAGATGGCACTATTGGCTCCGTGTTCCATGCATTCCACACTGTCCACAAAACATCTGCTGTCTGTTTTTTCTTTGATCAATCCATCAGCGAAATCAAATGCATGTTTGGCAAACATTTCTGCACCAACACCATCGAATATTCTGATCTCTGCTAGATCTAATTCTTCCAATTCTTTAAATTTTTCTAGGTGTGGATCGTTTTCAGCAAGTGCCAGTTTGTGATCAAAATTATCTTCCAGCCATGCTTTGAGTGGTTTTAGTCCTCCAAAGTCCACAGCCCAGTTCTTGTTGTCGAGATCTTTGCAACCAAATGTGAATTTGAATGCCAGGCTGTATCCGTGCAGTAGATGGCAGTGTGAGTGATCTGCGTTGGGTTGTCTGAACACCGCAGATAGTCCTATGTTGTGTCCGTATGTTTTAGTTGAGTAATAAGTCATCGTTTCTCCTTTAATTGATGACTTGCAGAGTGTTTATAGAGGGTTGAAAGTCTTGAGTCCTCTTGATCATCAGTTGAGTTTCTTGTTCATCTTTTGATCTATCTCTAACTGGAAAGCAGTATCTCTGATACTATCCGTTAAATCATTTGGTATATTTAACTCACCGTCTATAATGCTTTTAAGAAAGTGCACCAACACAGTGAACTCCGGTCTGTGCGACACGGTCTCCGGATCTATACCGTTGCTTTCCATTGCATTCAAAAGAGCCTCTGATGTGTCCACTAGCGCCTTCATTCCTTTGTTGTGTTTGTCGAAGTGTGGCATTATACAATAATTTTTGGTTTCTCTGGTGTCTTAATTGTCTGGAACACTCTCTTGTATTCTTCTGATATCTTGTCGTTAATTATAGAGATGCACTGTACTTTGTCTTTTGCTATTGAGATTTCTTTTTGTTGGTCAGCAGTAGAGAAGAACGTGCCAAACGCAAGTCCTTGTGGGCCTTGCATCAGTGTAAGAGCTTTCTTGATTTCAAGAGTTGTCTCGGTTTGTGATTGCAAAGTGGAGATCACCTCTTCACCGTGCATTAATTTAAGAGTGATAAGATCTCCATCTTTATATTTTTCAAACATATCCTTATTATAAACTATCCTATCAGTTTGTCAATGTATTTTTTAAGTTCCTTGTCCTGAACGTTGGGTGGAATATGATTGAAGAAGAATATCTGGTAACTGTCAGATCCATACTTGCCTATTCCGTGAAGATCACTGGCTTCCTTCTTGTCCCATGTGAGATATTGCTCGGTCATTTTACGTATTCTCTTTGATCTCACTTCCCACATGCCCAGTGGTTTCAACATTTCCTGCTGTGTTTTCAGTCGACCACGCAGGTAGGCTTGTGGATTAGGATATCTAGCGAAAAGTTTTGGTAAGATTATTTTAACATGTTTCCTGTAAGTGAGATTCAAGCACATCACACCTACCATGTGTTTCCATCTTTTGTGTGGTGCTTTCAGTTGCTGTTGCACCATCAGGTCATCCACCATTGTTTTGATCATGTTACAATTATATGTGTGATTTGTGATTTGTCAAGCAAGTAGGGATGATAATTCGGGCCACAGTCTATCAAAATAACCATCCTCTTTAAAGAGTTTTTCATTTTTACGCACAAATTCTGTGAGATTCTGCTTTGTTTTTTGATTGGTAGTGATTTTTATTTTTTTAAATTTTTGTATTTTTGATTTGAAATAGTCTCTTTCGTTTGGGGTGACATCAGTTTCGAGATATTTTTCTATCTCGACTATAACCTTCCCTAACACATCTGCACCGTAATTTTCAACATTGAGTTCTTTGGGCTGTGAAAAATTTTGCCATACAATCTCTATATTTTTCCTATAAGGATTTTTCCCATGGAACTTATGAGGGAAGAACGAAATTGCTTCTTTGGCAAACTCTTTGTACTCGCATAAGTTTGTAGCATTCAGCAAATGGAACAGACTCATGAATTGTATTTCATGATCATTTTTCTCAGGTGGATTCCTAACTTCTTTCCCAAGTATTTTAAGATTGTTGATAACCGTTTGCCATAGAGATCCTTGCCTCACATATTCATATCTTTCACCGATGTTTTCAAGACTAATGTGCCAATTTACCTTTTGCCTCTGTAGTAATTTTTCAAATACCTCGCTCTTGGTTACATCTGTGCTGAAATTAGAAATTATGTCTATCTTCACATGTGGAGGTATGAAGTCTAGTAGGTCACTATTTTCCTTCATCAGTAATGGTTCGCCACCAACCATTGCAACAGTTTTCAACCTATTACTTCTATCTAAAAAGAATGTCTTTATTTTGTCTTTGTTGTCTTTGTTGGGCTTTTGTACATGTGAATTCAGGGTCGATGCCCATTTGGAACTGAATGTTGGACCACAATATACACAGGCACTGTTGCAGGTGTTGTTCCACCTGGCATCGAATATCACAGGATATTGATACTCATTGGTCGCGTTGTCTATTTCAAAATCTTTATTGTACGAATTATGCCAATCCTGTTCATTGTGCAATCCGTTACTTTTTGCATTGATGCATAATTTACAGTAGTCCTCGGGCAATTTGCCTTGCTTCATGCTCTCCCTGACTTGCTTCGCCCGGTCACTGGCCAAAGCTGACTCTATGCTGTCGGTATTGATGTTTCCTAGTTTGAATCCACCAGCACAACACATGGATATGCCCCCATCGACTTGAACGTGGAGACCTCTCCATGGTGCCGCACAGGAATTATTGGGCATTTGATTTTTCTAACTGTTTGTTGATCCACTGTGCAAGGCCTTGGTAAGTGTCTTGGAAAACGTTCTTGTTGGCCTTCCATTCATCAGGCATCTTCCAGTCCTCTTCGTTTACAACTATCCATCTGCAATCCGAATGCTCAAACAGTTTGTTGAATTGGTATATCCAGTAACTGGGATCAACTGGTCTTTTAATGTATGTGTAGCCTGTGCTACCTTTGTATATGTTGTTGACATTTTCTGGCTTTTTTTCTTTGCCCAGCCCATACAGGTCCATTCCCACGAGAAATATTGCCTTGGGTTTAAAACTCATGCCGACCAGTCCTGCGAACTGTCCTGTTCCCCAGTGGAAAGGATCATCCTGCCTCTTGTCACCTTGGTATGGTAAATCAGGCACACACTTGACATTGGACCAATATGCGAACTGCTTGTACCAATTGTCTCTGGTGTAGATTGTGGTGTTTTTACCAACCGTGTTAGCGGCCTCCTGGCACATGTGACGATCACAAGCAACAACATATTCTAGATTGTGGTCCCTGAACTGTGCGTTGCAACCCACCATGGTGGTAACACTTTTCAACGGAGTGATGTCAAATCCCCTCCTGCTTTCACCATTGCCTATCACACTTACATACTTGGTCATAATGCTATTTAATCACCCCTTTAAACGTACACAGACGTCTTTAAACTGCTGGTAAAAGTCAAATAGGTATAGTTGTACAGATCACTCATTTCCTACGATTAAATGCCATACGGTACGATATCTTTGCCATGCTTTCCTAAGTGTTGGATATTTTCTCCTTAGTTCTATGGCTTCAACTCCTACCATTTCTGCCTCTTCGTAAGCGGTCTCCTCATCTTTGGCCTTCTGTGATTGCTCCACTAAAACACGATTGCCATCTGGTAATTGTTGGTACACTGTCTCACCACCGTCTGGTGAAACAAATATAGCATCTATAGATTTTTTCTTTGCCATTAATAGTGTTCCCTATGGTCCGCTCCAGGATGAGCATATCTTATTCCACCAAAGTGTTTGGCGTCACCGTCGTGTCTGGGTATGAAATGTATGTGTGGCCACATCACAGTTTGTCCTGCACACTCTCCGATGTTCATTCCAACGTTGAATCCTTTCATCTTGCCTTCCTTTATCCATTGGTCTCCACAGTAGTAGGCCAATTTGTATGATTCTCCAATAGCCTCTGGCGTGTTGTGTTTGGGTATGAACAGTGTGTGTCCTTTCACGCAAGGATACTTGTCTTTGAACACGGCAGTGTCCTCGTTCTCAAAGAATGGCGTATCATTGCCCATCCATGGAGTTTCACCGAAATGGTCTATGAGTTCAAATGGCTTCTTGTAGATAGGTTTTTTTGATGGCATGCGTTTTTATTATTCCTATCTTAATATTACTAGAATTTGGTTTGTGTTGCAACCTGATTTGATCCCAAACTTTGGTTTTTGGCACAGATAGATTGTACTCGTTTAGATTTAACAGATTAACCAATGCCTTCCTTACCTTCTCTGCACCACCGTGTTTCTTACAGGTGTCTGATCTACCAACATGTACGATTTTGTTGTCTATCTTAATCTTGTACACACATGGTAGTCTTATCCATTTTGTTTTGGGATTTTTGTTGTGTTTGATCTTGTATTTTTGTATGGTGTAGAGATCGTCTATACTGTACCATTTCATATTAACATTCTCACAAAGTATGCACCAACTAT